GACTTTTCAAAATCCATGCACTACAATCCGCTGGCCTATATCAAGACGGAAAGCGATGTTTTGAAATTCGTTACTGCTCTGATCGCCAACACCAAAGGCGACGGCAAGGAGGGCGACGAGTTCTGGACTAGTGCGACTCGTTCGCAGACGGTAAAAAGTCTGCGCACGAGCAACGGTTTTCCGTTGTTCGGAGAACTGGTAGTCTGATAGGTGGAATGACGGGGTAACGCCCTGAAACGCCTACCCTTGATGGGCGTGCATTAGCTGTAATGGCTGGTGTACGAAGCCCCATGACAAAGGCTGAGAGTAACCGTAACCACTGCCTAAAGTGGTCGAAAGCGGTCTGGAGGCAGACTGTGTTACCTATAAGCCGAGAGTCTATAAGATACCTATGGTTAGAATGTTCGCTTTGGCGGGCGGACTGACGAACCTGCGAATGTACAGGTCTAAAAGAAGACCACGCAGAAATGTGTGGGTGCGTTAATGCGCAGTCGGTGTGGTTTAGTAGAAATTGATCCTACGAACGACCATGCTGTGTTACAGGCACAGGCAAGCCGACAGGTCTATAGCAGGAACCTACGGGTATGTATGAACAGATAGAACTATCGGAACGAGGAAAGGCAGCAGATTCCGCAAGGAATAGTCTGACGAAAAACAATAAGCAGACGAACTGCTGCTGAAAAGTAGTGGTCGAACCTATGATGTGCTTGCGTTATGTGAGCTACGGAGGAATGGCCACAAGTCGGTTGAGATAAGCAGGCATTATTCAATCCAACATAAGGATTCGAGTAAGACCAAAAGGGTCACTTTCGCAAAAAGGAGGTGATGCCTTATGCCAAAGAAAAACAAAACTCTATGTGTAGATGACTTACGTCATGCCGAGTATTACGGTATGCAGCCAGTTTTTGATGAACTCTATCATCGAAGTTTGGAGGGAGAAAATTTTACCGACCTTATGGATTTAATTCTGAGCCGGGACAACATTCTTCTGGCATATCGGAACATCAAAGCAAACGGAGGAAGCTACACAGCAGGAACAGACAACAAAAACATCAGTGACATCGGGTGTTTACCGCCCGAAACAGTTGCAGAGAAAGTGAGGTTTATTGTCACAGGAAGTAAGCACGGATTCCGCCCAAAGCCGGTAAGACGCAAAGACATTCCGAAACCAAACGGAAAAACCAGACCGTTAGGTATTCCCTGTATCTGGGACAGGCTGGTACAGCAATGTATCAAACAGGTCATAGAGCCAATCTGCGAAGCGAAATTCAGCGACAACAGTTACGGCTTTCGCCCGAACCGTTCCGTGGAACACGCCGTGCAGAAAACTTACACCATGCTTCAACGCATGAACCTGCATTATGTGATTGAGTTTGATATAAAAGGATTTTTCGACAACGTAAATCACAGCAAGCTAATGCGGCAAATATGGGCAATGGGAATACACGACAAGCAGTTGATTTTTATTATCAAGCGGATTCTGAAAGCACCGATTAGAATGCCAGACGGCACTACACTCATTCCAGACAAAGGCACTCCGCAAGGCGGTATCATTTCACCGTTGCTTGCCAATATCGTGCTGAATGAACTGGACAAATGGGTTGAGAGCCAATGGCAGAACCACCCTCTTGTAAAGGAATACGGGTATGAGAGGAAAATCAGAAACTCGATTACTTTTGACCGGAGCAAGGCATTCCTCAAAATGAGGAAAACAGGGTTGAAAGAAATGTATATCGTGAGATATGCAGATGATTTCAGAATTTTCTGCCGGAATAAAGAGGACGCTTTGAGAACGAAAGAGGCTGTAACGGCATGGATAACCGAGAGGCTGAGGTTGGAGGTATCGCCAGAGAAAACAAGGATAGTCAATGTTAGAAAACGCTATTCAGAGTTTCTTGGGTTTAAGATACGAGTCAGACCGAAAAGCAGGAAGTACATCGTGCAATCTCATATCTGTGACAAAAAGTTGGAACTGGAAAGGCAAAAACTGGTGGAACAGGCGAAACGAATTGCCCGACCTTCAGAGGGAAAAAGACCTTTGGACGAAATACGGCTGTACAATTCAATGGTTCTGGGAATACAGAATTATTTTCAACTTGCCACCTGCATCAGCATTGATTGCAGGAAAATCCACAGACAGGTCATGACAGTTTTAACAAATCGGCTCAATACAGAAACCGGGTGCAGACTTGTTCGAGAGGGCGGCGCAATGACCGAGAGCGAAAAAGAACGGTTTGGAAAGTCGGCAATGATACGGTATGTATCTGGAATCGACCAACCTATGCCCAGCACGATTCATGTGCGAAACAACAACTATCATAAGGACTATGAGATCATTCAGGTTCGTCAGAACTGGGGCGACCTCTATCCGGAAGAGGAGGAAGAATGATATTTTCGGATCTTGGAGAACAGTATTATGACTGGCTCCACAAAATCGTGTGCGGCGAATGGGAGCCGAGAAATCTCTCGTTCCATCGGCTGCTCATGTACTTACATAATCGCACTTATATTCCGGCCTGCGAAATGGACCAGTGCAGAGCAGAAGATGGTGTGAATCTGCGTTACCGTTTTGCCAGCGAATGCGATATTCCGTATGACAAGATCGATGCGGAGTTCCACGGTGTTCCGTGCAGTATGCTGGAAATGATGGTGGCCCTTGCGGTGCGCATCGAAGAACATATTATGGAGGATTCCAGTGCGGGAAACCGTGTCGGGCAGTGGTTCTGGAACATGATTGTCAGTCTCGGGCTTGCTGCCATGGACGACGGCCGGTTTCACGAAGACCGGGCAGATTATATTCTGGACAGATTTGAGCGCAGAGACTATGAATACAATGGTGCCGGCGGTCTCTTTACAGTGAACCATCCGACCGAAGATATGCGTCGGCTTGATATTTGGTATCAGCTGATGCACTACCTGCAGGAAAACGAATTTTGAAAGGAAAATCAACATGGATATGACGAATATTATGTATGAATTGGTCAACACTAAAACTTCGCTGACCATTGCCGACCGTACCATCGAAACTCTGCAGAAGCAGAACCGGCGTCTGAATCGTCGGTGCCTGCGCCAGAGTCTGATTATCGCAGGACTGACATGGCTCACCGTTACGGCCTGCAGGATGCTGAGCGAGAACGATAAGAAGCGCAAAGAGGCTGAGGAAGACGCCCGGCAGCTCCACGCGGAACTTGCTCATACGCAGCAGGTGTTGGACGATGTGAACCGCAAGAACGCCGAACAGTTCTGGACGGAGAGCAGCACAAGTGCGACGGAAGCCGAAAAAGATATCTGCTGCGATGGGAAGGCAACCATTACCAAAAATCCGGAATAAAATGCATGGAAAGGAGGAAGTCAGTTGCCGATGATTGATTTCCTGAGGATCGCCACGCGAACCGGAAAACACGGGGTGATCGAAGTGTACCCGAACTTTATCATCACCAAGTCGAAAGACCTGATGATCCGGGGTTCTGATTTCTATGCGATCTGGCTGGAAGAACGCGACTTGTGGAGTACCGAAGAGCAGGATGCGTTGCAGCTCATTGACCGTGAACTTGATATTTATGCAAACGAACATAAGCAGTTTCTGGGCGATAATGTTCGAGTCTTACATATGTGGGATGCACAGTCTGGCATGATTGATATTTGGCACAAATATTGTCAGCGCCAGATGCGGGACAACTATCATACCCTCGATGAGACATTGATATTTGCAAACACCTCTGTCAAAAAAGACAGTTATGCATCCAAACGACTGCCGTACCCGCTGGAACAGGGGAGCATTGCCGCCTATGACGAGCTGATGACCACGCTGTATACGCCGGAGGAACGTGAAAAGATCGAATGGGCCATTGGTTCCATTGTAAACGGGGATTCCAAAAAGATCCAGAAGTTCCTTGTTCTGTATGGTCCGCCCGGAAGCGGCAAATCGACAATTCTGAACATCATCCAGAAAATGTTTGATGGATACTGGGCAGTGTTTGACTCGAAGGCACTTGGTTCATCATCCAATGCGTTTGCACTGGAAGCGTTCAAATCGAACCCGCTGATCGCAATTCAGCATGACGGCGATTTATCGCGTATCGAGGACAATACCCGATTAAACTCGCTGGTTTCCCACGAGACCATGATGGTGAACGAGAAGTTCCGCAGTGCCTACGCAAGCCAGTTCAAGTGCTTCATGTTTCTCGGTACAAACAAGCCAGTAAAGATCACGGATGCAAAATCGGGTCTGATTCGGCGACTGATCGATGTGGAACCGAGCGGCGAAAAAATACCGGCAAAGAAATACCGCGACCTCGTAGGAAAGGTTGACTTTGAATTGGGTGCTATTGCATGGTATTGCAAAGACGTTTACGAGAAAAACAAGCATCGTTACGACGATTATGTTCCGACACGAATGCTTGGTGCATCCAACGACTTCTACAACTTCATGCTGGACTCCTACTACATCTTCAAAAAAGAAGATGGCGTATCGCTGAAACGTGCCTGGGCAATGTACGACACCTACAATCAGGAGGCAAAAGTTTCGTATCCTTACTCCAGGCGAGCGTTCCGTGAAGAATTGATGAACTATTTCTCGGATTACAAAGAACGTGCCGAGGATATGAACGGCGAGCGGGTGCGCAGCTACTACAGCGGCTTCAAGTACGAAAAATTCAAAGAATTTCTGGAAGACCCTCCCCCCGGGGTTGATGCGGGAAATGACCCCCCTGCCTCCTCCTGGATCGAATTGAAGGAGCAGCATTCTCTCTTTAATGATATTTGCAAGGACTGCCTGGCGCAATATGCGAACGAAAATGGCACTCCCATGCAGAAGTGGGAGAATGTCAAAACCAAATTGACCGGGATCGATACAAAAAAGCTGCATTATGTAAAGGTCCCGGAGAACCACATCGTCATTGACTTTGATATTCCCGGTCCGGATGGGAGTAAGAGCTTTGAGCGCAACCTTGAAGCTGCTTCCAAATGGCCAAAGACCTATGCGGAGCTTAGTAAATCTGGTGCGGGCATCCACCTGCATTATATTTACACCGGTGATCCGGCTAAGCTAAGCAGGGTCTACGATGAAAACATCGAAATCAAGGTGTTCACGGGAAAATCTTCTCTGCGAAGAAAATTGTCGAAGTGCAATGATATTTCCATCGCAAACATCAGCAGTGGCTTGCCGTTGAAGGGAGAAAAAGCAATGGTCGATGTAAAGCAGATCCAGAATGAGAAGCATCTGCGCATTCTCATCAAGAAAGCACTGGCAAAGGAGATCAGCCCGTATACGAAGCCAAGTGTGGACTTTATTGCCCACGTTATGGACGAGGCATATGAAGGCAACGTCCCTTATAATGTGGATGACATGCGGAATGCCATCTTGGGGTTCGCTGCCAGCAGCACCAATCAGGCGGAGACCTGTCTGAAGATTGTGGCGAAGATGCACTTCAAATCGAAGGACGATATTCAGCGGGAGGCTCCTGCGGGGGAGGAAACGCCATTGATATTTTTCGACGTGGAGGTGTTCCCGAATCTGCTGCTCGTGAACTGGAAGTTTGCCAAGCAGGGGCCTGTACACCGCATGGTGAATCCTGCACCGGACGAGATCGAGAGCCTGACAAAGTATCGGTTGGTCGGCTTCAACAACCGCAAGTACGACAACCATATCCTTTGGGCCCGCATGATCGGGATGTCGGTGGAGCAGATCTATGCATTGTCCAACCGGATCATCAACGAGCACACGGGCTTCTTTGGTGAGGCGTACAACCTGTCCTACACTGATATTTACGACTTCTCATCGAAAAAACAGAGCCTAAAGAAGTTTGAAATCGAATTGGGCATCAAGCATCAGGAGCTGGGGCTTCCGTGGGATCAGCCGGTGCCGAAGAGCCTGTGGGACAAGGTGGCCGAGTATTGCGACAACGACGTGATCGCGACCGAGACCCTATTCTACTCGAAAAAGCGTCAGGCAGACTTTGTGGCACGTGAGATCCTGGCAGACCTTGCCGGCATGACGGTGAACGACACGACAAACTCGCTGACAACACGCATTATTTTCAGCAAGGAAAAACACCCCCGGCTGGTCTACACCGACCTTGCCACGGGGAAATCCGATGCAATCGTGGAAGTCGAGCCTGATATTTTGACGGACTGCAACATCATCAATGCCTTCCCCGGTTACGAGTGGGCCAAAGGTGAAGACGGCAAGTACCACAACATGTTCCGTGGCACAGACCTAGGCATGGGCGGTTATGTCTACGCTGAGCCAGGAATGTACACGAATGTAGCTTTGCTGGACGTTGCGTCGCTGCATCCGCATTCGGCTGTTGCCATGAACTACTTTGGCGAGTACACCAAGCATTTCAACGACCTGATGGATGTGCGAATCTACGTCAAGCACGGCGAGTACGAGAAGGCAAAGGGTCTCTTTGGCGGTAAACTGGCAAAATACCTCGATGATCCGCAGCAGGCAAAGGCTTTGGCGCAAGCGTTGAAAATCGCCATCAATTCGGTTTACGGGTTGACCAGCGCAAGCTTCGACAACCCGTTCCGCAACCCCAAGAACGTCAACAACATTGTGGCGCTTCGAGGGGCTTTATTTATGCGCACTTTGCAGGATGAAGTGCAGAAGCGTGGCTTTAAGGTGGCGCACATAAAAACGGATTCGATCAAAATCCCCGATGCGACCCCGGAAATCATTGCGTACTGCATGGATTTTGCGAAGAAGTACGGCTACACGTTCGAGCATGAGGCGACCTATGAGCGGATGTGTTTGGTGAACAATGCCGTTTATATTGCAAAGTATATGACTGCCGACCAGTGCGAGGCGCTTTACGGTTATATCCCGGACGACTGCAAGGACGAAGGCGGCGAATGGACGGCTACGGGCACACAGTTCCAAGTGCCGTATGTGTTCAAGACCCTCTTCTCCAAGGAGAAGATCGAGTTCACTGACCTCTGCGAGACAAAGACCGTTTCCAAGGGCGCTATCTATCTCGACAAGAACGAAGATCTGCCTGAAGGCGAGCACAATTATATTTTTGTGGGACGCGTTGGACAGTTCTGCCCGATCATGCCGGGAAAGGGCGGCGCTCTGCTGCTGCGGGAAGCGGGCCTGACGGATACCGGCGAACGGAAATATGCTTCTGTGACCGGAGCAAAGGATTACCGCTGGCTGGAAAGCGAGGCGGTCTATCAGCTCCAGATGCAGGAGGATATCGACAAAAGATATTTCAACCGGGAAGTCGATGAGGCAGTTGAGGAAATCTCCAAGTACGGCGACTTCAACTGGTTCGTTGGTGACGATGGCGTTGCTCCCTGGACAGCACCGGATCTTCCATGGAGCGATGCGCAGGAAGAAGCAGCAAGAAATTTTGACGTGAGGTGATATTTTATGGCGAACAAGCTGTGTGATTCCCAAGGACAACTGATTGGCTATATCGAAACCGTCGAGAAGAATATGCACGACGGCCTGACGAGAGTGATTCTTCATACTGGTCATGAACTCACATTTCTCCAGGGTGATCTGATCGCTGATCGGGGTGGTAATTTGAGTATTCGTTATGGAGGGCTCAATGCGGGTAAGAAGAGCACTTTTGCTGCGAACACCGCTGCTATCAAGGACGTTATCTTTGCTCCTCCGGCCACAATCGTTTACTGGTCGGATGGTTCCAAGACCGTTGTAAAGTGCAGCGAGAAGGATGTTTTCGACCCGGAGAAGGGGCTGGCCATGGCGATCGCAAAGCGTTGCGGCGGCAACAAGGGCAGCTATTACAAGGAGATCCAGAATTGGGTCGAGAAGAGCGGGAAGAAGTATCCCGGAAAGACTGCTACGCAGAAGAAAGCTGCCCCTAAGTCTAATCCCGATCGAGAATCTATGAAGAAGTGGATTTCCAAGGCCAATGAGGACTGGAATGAATTCCTTAAAGCCAGCGCAAATAATGACCATACGGAGCTCCTTCTCAATATGAATTCCCTCACTGCAGACCTGAAAATTCTGGAAATTGAAATCAACAAGTAAAAAGGAGACTGATATTTATGTACACCAAGCGCCAGAAAGTCAATATCGACGATACCCGTTTTATCTTTACCACCAACTTCTCCGGCGACCCGGAGCGTGACCGCTTTGGCTCTGACCAGCGCCGTGTCAACGTGGTAATTCCTACCGAGGAGCTCGCGCAGCATCTGCTGGATCTGGGTGTAAAGGTCAAGCAGACCAAGCCGAACCCTGAGCGCACTTACGACGAGCCGTTTGTGCCCACGCTCTACGTGCCGGTCAACATCAAGATGGACTCCAAGTGGCCGCCGCACATCTATTGGGTCACAACTGCTGGCAAGCGCCTGCTCTGCAACGAGGACACCATCAGTCAGCTGGACTTCATCCGCGTCAAGAACGTCTGCCTGCAGGCAAATCTCGTTGAGAAGAGGAACTTCCCTGGCGAGTACAGTCTGTACGCCGATGTGATGTATGTTGAGCAGGATGCTGATGCTGACCCGTATGCGGAGCGCTACGCTCAGTACGCAGAGCCTGCTCCTGAAGTGCCGTTCTAAGGAGGATACTATGGAAAAACTGTTTATCAGCTGTCCGATGCGCGCTCGCACTGCAGAACAGATCCATGCGACTATGGACCAGATGCATAAAATCGCCGAGGCTATTTTCGGCGAAGAACTGGAGGTCATCCCGACTTACTTTGAGGGCACCCCTCCTGAAAATGCCAATGACCGTCTGTGGTATCTGGGTAAATCCATTGAGAAAATGTCCGAGGCGGATTGCTTCATCGGCATTTTCGATGACCAGAAAGCTTATGATGGCTGCATCATCGAGAACCATGTCGCCAAACTCTACGGTGTACCGCAGTATCTGGTGAATATTGCATACGTAGCACCGGACATCATGGAGCAGCGTTTGGAGCATATGGTCTGATGGTATTTATCGAGTGCCGGGGGTCGGTCCTCGGTTGAATGATCCAGTCGGTGAGTGCCCACGTCGCAAATGGCGTTCTCAGAGGAAACAGCTCGATTTATATTTTGATTTGGGGAGGTTGAACGTATGAAAGTCTTGAGAATCCAGTCCAAGAAGTATCCTGAAGTTATTGAAATCGACGGCTCGCTCGAATCACATCAGAAAGAAGTGGCCGGTCCGATTCAGGCGGTCTACCCGTGGGACGATCCGGTTGCACTTATCTGCAATGAGGAAGGAAAACTGGCCGAAGATTCCTTCAGTAACTGTAACAGAGTGCTTCATAATGAGATTGGGATTCCCTATGATATTGTTGTTGGAACTTTCCTGATCGTTGGTCTGACCGAGGATGATTTCGGCGACCTGTCACAGGAACTCATTCAGAGGTACGAAAAGCTTTTCCATAACCCGGAAGAGTTTGATTACTTTACAGATGCTCAGGGAAGAACACATCTGGACGTTCGCCCCTGTGAACCTGAAGATAACGCGGAATAATCCGCTTACTTTACAGATGCATGAGAGCTTCGGAGAAATCTGAGGCTCTTTTTATTTTGGGTCAGTAGCTTAGTCTGGCTGAAAGCTGGCAGCTCATAACTGCGTGATCGCGGGTTCAAATCCTGCCTGACCCACCAGAGGTGCAAGCCTTATATTTGAATAAACAAAGGAGAGAACAGCATGAGCGCAAGAAACTATGTCCCGGCAATGGTGAAATGGATGGTCGAGGAAGGTACCAAGAACACCTCCAGCGGCAACTGGATATTCACGAGCGCGGAAATTGCAGAAGCATTTCCTGTAGCCGAAAGCAGCGTGATTGAGATGTTTGGAGCAATCCTGACCGAAGTTTATCAGCATGAAGCTGTGGCGGAAGCAAATGTAAATTTCGAGAGCGACGGTTCGGCAACTTTCGATTTGACCTTCTACACAGATTACTGCCCGAACATCCGCGATGAAGCAAAGGTTGGGTGATTTTCATGGGCGATAGCAAAGTTACAAAGCGCTGTGCAAAGTGTGGCGCTGTGATGCACAACGTGTCTGCGGCAAGGAAATACTGCGATTTTTGCAGATTTGGCTATGCAACCAATGACCCGGTACTGCCTTTGGTACATCCAAAGTACACTGGGCCGACTCTGCAGGAAATCATGAGAGAGGCTACCAAGGAGGGGCTTCAGTATGCAGAATATTGTAAAAAACACGGACTGCACTAATCACATAAAGGAACTCTGGAAAGTTTTTACAAAAGAAGGCAAAGAACTTTTTTCCTACACGATTCGCGGTGAAGGTGAAGACGAGGAAGAATGCACCAAACAGCTTTTAGCTTATGAGAATCATTGCTATCCTAACCAGATTCATGTTCACACGGAAATGAGGTGATTGGATGGCGGGTATAACGCTCTATGACTACCAAAAAGATGCGCTGGAACAAATGAAAATCGGATGCATCTTATGTGGTGGTGTAGGAAGCGGAAAATCAAGAACAAGTTTGGCATTTTACTATACGCTCTATGGTGGCACAGTCAACACCAAAAACTACGTTAAGATGCATGATCCACCAGACTTGTGCATTATCACCACTGCGAGGAAGCGCGATACAGGCGAGTGGGAGGAAGAGCTGGCTCATTTCTACATGTCCACCGACAGCAACCTTGATATTTACAATCACAAGGTAGTTGTGGATTCATGGAACAACATCGGAAAGTACACTGGCATGAAAAACACATTTTTTATTTTCGATGAGCAGAGAGTCGTTGGCAGCGGGCAATGGGTCAAATCCTTCCTGAAAATCACGAAGGAGAATGACTGGATTCTTCTGAGCGCTACTCCGGGAGATTGCTGGACAGATTACATTCCGGTGTTTATTGCAAACGGGTTCTATAAAAACAGGACACAGTTCAACAATGAACACGTAATCTATAGTCGTTTTTCCAAGTTTCCGAAAATTGACCGGTATCTGAACACCCAGCGACTGGTACGCCTGCGTGAACGGGTGCTTGTAGATATGGACTTTGAGCGACCTACTGTATCTCACCATGAGAATGTTTTTGTCGAGTATGACAAGCCTAAGTATCTGGAAATTTGTAAAACTCGATGGAACCTGTGGGAAAATAAACCCATTGAGACCGCCAGCGAGTTTTGTTATTTGCTGCGGAAACTGGTGAACACAGACCTGACTAGGTCGCAAAAAGTTCTGGATATTTGCATGACCCGCCCCAGAGTCATCATCTTCTATAATTTCGATTATGAGCTGGATATTCTCATGAATCTGCCCTATGGCGATGATGCGGAAGTAGCGCAATGGAACGGCCATAAGCACCAGCCAATCCCTGACGGTAAGAAGTGGGTATATCTGGTCCAGTACAATGCGGGTGCAGAAGGTTGGAACTGTGTCAAGACAGATACTATTATATTCTACTCGCAGAACTACTCCTATAAAATTATGGAGCAGGCTGCAGGCAGAATCGATCGGCTGAATACGCCTTACAAGAACCTGTTCTACTACCATCTGAAGAGCAGAGCGGGAATTGATCTGGCAATCGGCAGAGCCCTGATGGAAAAGAAAAAGTTCAACGAAAGGAAATTTTATGGCATATAAAAATTGTCCGATGTGCACGAGATATGATTATTGCATGGAAGACGGGCGAGTGTGTGGCGTTACCGAAAAACTCATTGAACAATGGTTTGACGAAAAGCTCGAAGTATTAAACGAGACCCTCGATGTTTGTCGGCAACAGTCAGCATTTGGAAATGTTTTTCTCATGCTGTCTGATAGCGATATTGAGGCATTGAAATCGGGAAAGGTTTTGCACTGGGCGGGCGAAACGTTCAAATGCGGAATATTTGTTCGATATGAAGGAGTCAAGAAAAATGTGCAACCCATCGAAGAAAACAATCAAGAAAATCGACCGGATGCTGGAGAGCAGATGTAAGGAGCATAGAACGTTTGGAAATGCGCTGAAAATGTATATTTTTCGCAATCCTACTGAAATCGGCTTGGATTATGTAACATTCTGCGGCAAGGCTGGATATTTCATCGGAGTTTCACTGGAGGAATCTGGTGAGTACAACTTCTTCGGCATTTATTCGCCGGAGCAGGTGTTGGAGGTTGTCTGATGCAAAATTTGTCGAAGAAGCACTTGAAACAGATTTACAGGCGCAGGAACGGCTTTGGCGGAGCTACCGTTATGTTAAGCAAGTTCTTTCGTGCCGCTCCGAACAACCGGGCAGATTACAATAAAATGATGGACTGGCGCTGGAGCATGTGCACAAACGTTCGCTACATGATTCCGGGAGAAAAAATTAAACGGGGCAAAAAAGTAGCTCTGAGACATGAAGGACTTGTTAAGAGTGCTTATTTCTTAAATGCCGGTCTCGCAGATTTAGGAGCGACGATTTTAGATGCTACGTCTAGTATCAACAATTTTACATCAAATTTGAGAGGAGTATTTGAAAAATGAAAGAACTTGAAAAGAAAGTTGCAGAAGCCGAACTCAAAAAGGTTAAAGATGAAATCTTGACGTATGCCAACAAAGATGAACTGGCAAATCAGGTCGTTACACGGACAACTGCCGATCCGGAATTTCGTCACTTTATTGTACTGACGATACGGGCGATTACCCTGATGAGAACGCTGGAGGAAGAGAACAATGATTAAGGACTCTGGCGACCGCACCGAATTTGAAACCGGTGCCAAGCGTGATATGCATGCAGGAAAGGGGCGGATGGATCTTTTGCCTTGGTATGGCATCATGGAGGTCAGCAAGCACTGCGAAGAAGGCGCACTGAAATACGGCGAACACAATGTTGATAAGGGCATCCCGCTGCATTCGCTGCTGGATAGTGCTTCTCGGCATCTGGCGAAGTACATGGTCGGAATGGACGACGAGGACCACCTGCGAGCTGCCTGCTGGAATTTGCTTTGGGCTCTTAACCAGCGCGTGACGCACCCGGAATTGGATGATAGGTTTGTGCCAAAGATGAAAAGCTCGAACGATGAACAATTTATTACAGTTGTCTGCAGTTCCTGTGGTAGTCATTTTGAAGCGCCGACCGAATGGTGGGTCCGTAAAAGAGCACAGTATACCAATATTCCAGACGGAGTGATGACGACTTGCCCTCATTGTGGGAATGTAACAATCGTTCGGGAGGTGAAGCCTGATGAATGACTGGATGCGCGAAGTGGATTATGCAACCTACTGCCCGAAGTGCAAGAGCTTCAAGGTGCTGGAGACGGATGAACCCTGCAACGAGTGCCTGACGGAGTGTGCACGGGAGGGCAGCAAGAAGCCCGTGAAGTTCGAGGAGAAGACGCGAAAATAACAGACTCCTTTATGAGGTAAACTCATATTTGAAAGGAGATACTTATTATGAAAAAAGCATTGAAGGTTATTGTAAAAATGGCATGTATGTGCGGTGCCGTAGCATTACTGCTGTTTGAAGCTTATGACACATGTATTAGACCGAAGATCAATATGATCAAATCTGAGACATGGAACAAGGCTTGGGACAGCGGGTATAAATACGGATATCACAATGGCCGTTTTTGCGGACTGTATGATGCACTTAGAAACGAGTATATTACACATGAGGAATATGAGAAACTAATTGGAGAAGATTAAAGGTGAAGAGCCGTGGAGAAATCTGCGGCTCTTTGTTTTTTATCATCGAAGGAGATGCTTGTATGCAACGTATGAACATTAAATGCTGCCATTGTGGGGACTATACTCCATTTATCACAGAGGAGAACATTGAAATTATTCCTCAAGTTAATCTCACAAGAACCGACATGGATTGTTTGGGCGATATCGCTGAGGCATTGAGGGAATGCGGTTGCTTGGGTACGTGCGATTTCTTACGCCGGGTTCAAAGTGAAGTGACCAAAATCGTAGAGTATCAGGAGGAACGGTGAACGCTAAATGATATTTGCTGAAGAGGATTTGAACTCTTTGAATGCTATTGCTGGACTATTGGCTTCATTCGGGTGTGATAGTCAGGCTGGCTGTGTGCTTTATATTCAGCACAAAATCGCAAAGACCATGGAGGCTGACGAAAGGAAATGCAGAAATGAGAAACATGTCTAAGAAAACCTGGAAACTCCGGGTTTGGAATCACATGACCGAGATGCAGAAGCTGGATTATCTTCTTACGAAAGCGGGCATTACGCATGAGATGGAAAGAAGAATTCCTGAGAACGATAAAAACCGGCCTGAAGTTTACGGCCCTGGAGCACTGCATGATGGGGGCTATCAGATTACAGTTCGAGATAAATCTGGCACATATCTGTGGGATGCGGTATGCGGTTGGTGCACTTACGGGTTTCCTCATTTACTCGAGGTGTGCGGGCTAGCACTTGTTGATCATTATGATGTCGAGGGCTGGCTCACGGCTCGGCAGGTTATGAAGATGTGGAGGCGTAGAAATGCTGCGAAAAATCGCTGATTTTGTCAAAAAGATATTCCGCATGGAGCCGATTCCGACGACGGTTAACACCCTGCGGGAGGCTTTGCAGGCCTTGGAGGTGGCTCGGAACCACTTCGAGCACTGCGACCCGGAATTTGTGGATGCAGCTATTTTTGAGCTGAACGCTGCAGAGTGCCGGGTGGATGCGGTTAGGAGGTGTGTGGGGTGACAACATTCTATTTTCCAGCTTACAAATGCAGCTTATGCGAACAGAAATTCAATGATGGCCTCTGCTATGTCGGTTTAGCCGATGCTCTAAATCATGTGCCTGAATTGAAAAAATATGAACCGGTTCACCACTGCGAGCATGGAAATATTGGTTTCGGAAAGTTTGCAGGGTTTGAAAGGGTTGATAAAAATGACTGATGTTTGGACGAAAGTTGGCAAATTTCTTGGCCGGGCTATTGCGCTGACACTTATTTTGTGCGCTTGGGCCATCATTATTGCATTCACACTGAAGGTGCTTTGGTTTATCTGGTTTCGGATTCTGCTGTGAGGTGCGATATGATTGACTACGAAGAAGTTGTTGAGGCCATATGGAGGTACGACATCCCTCGAATCGACATTGATGAGGATGTTACGACGCTTTATGCGAATGGCAAAGCTTTTGCACAAGTTATTCGCAGGCCTGACGGGTCACGCGAGGACTTGTATTTTGAGGATTACGAGCTTCAAAAAGATACCCTGATCAAGCCGAACGCTAAGTTGCGTGATGTGGTCGAGCTTTGCATGAATGGCGACATTAGCTACGTAGATGTCCGTGAATGGTGCATGGATAATGATATTTCACTTGGACAGTTCGACAGGTGGCTTTATGGTGCGCTGAGAAAGTCTGATACCCCTTCCCGGGTGAAGCCGAAAGAACCGTGGCCATATCGTGTGGTGGCGGGCTTAAACCGGGTACTGGAGATTCTGCTTGACTCGATTTTGGAGGATTTTATATGAGATGTTGTCCGGTATGCTATTCAAAAGTGAGGCCAACTGTATACGGAACAGCGACCACTAAGACAAGCCTGGAAATCAAGTATAAGATTCAGTGTCGGAATTGCGGATTTGGATGCGATAAAGCAGGCAGTGTCATAGTGCAATATGATGAAGAAACGATGAACCCAATAGCAGATGATCATGGCTTACGGAAACTTATTAGAGACTGGGATTCTATTTTGCGAGATCCTGATAGAGAAAGGCTGGCTGATATATGAAGTACACATTTTGGTTTGAATGTACCGACAATGGTGGTGGGCATCAGGCTTTTGAAGTCAAAGCAGAGAATAAGCAGGAGGCCATCAAGAAGGGCATGGCGTTTGCAAAGAAACATGCTTCGGGTGATATCTGTGGGGATTGGGAGTGCAAAATGATATCGGAGTGGACAACATGAGCAACGACTTCGGAGCACTTACGATACTTGCACCTAAATGCCAGAAGTGTCCGAAGGTGGAAACTTGCGACCATAAGCAACTGGCTCATCTCGGATACATTATCCCGATCGAGGATATTGGCATCAGCATGGTGGCCCAAAGGGGCAATGGAAAGAGCCTCAGTCAGCTCGAAATAGTGGATTCACTGATGAAAAGGAGATTTAATTATGAAAATCGTTGAACCTAAGTACGAAATCCTCACTGATATCTCTGAGGGCGGCATCAAGGAACTGCAGCAGATCGAGCGCATTGCCCGGGTCTGCTACAAGAGCGAGGATAAGATCACGCCGGATGGTGAGTCGGCAAAGAAGCTGGTGGGCTTTCTGGTGAAGCAAGGGCATGAGGCCATGCTTGAGCATTCTCAGCTGAGCGTGCTGTTCACGTGCGATCGTGGCGTGGCCAATGAGCAGGTGCGACACCGCATTGCGAGCTTTGCGCAGGAGAGCACCCGGTACTGCAACTACTCAAAGGAGAAGTTTGAGGGTAGCATTACCGTCGTGGAGCCGTTTTATATCGATAAAGAACAGAATCGCCTGTTCTATCGTAAATGGGTAGAATCCTGCGAATTGGCAGAAAAAACTTATTTTTTGATGCTTATGAACGGCTATCGTCCCGAACAGGCTCGTTGCGTGCTGCCGCTGTGCCTGAAGACCGAGATCGTGGTAACGGCCAACTACCGTGAATGGCGCAACATCTTCAAGCTGCGTACTCCTGTGGCGGCCCATCCTCAGATGAGAGAACTGATGTGCCCTCTGCTGAAGGAACTGCAGAGCAAGATTCCGGTGGTGTTCGATGATATTTACACGTACTGGCCTGCGGATGACCAGACTGGAAAGGAAAGTGTGAAGAAGTAATGCGAATTGTGCTGCTAACAAGCGTTATTTTGCAAGCTATTAACATTGGGATGTTTTTTACTAAGAATGCAGATAGAGAAAGACAGAGAATTATCAGATACACTGGTTGGTTCTTGCTTCTGGTTTACATGATATTTGGATGAGGTGATTAACTATTAAAAATCGTATTATTTGTGTCGTTGCATGTATGATGATGCTCGTTGGCTGTGTGGTTCTGTACAGCGGTGGCAACTATAAGATGTTCGATACGACCTTTACCTACTCCTGGGCACAGATTAAGCTGCCAGATGGAACCATCATCGAAGGCAAGGTAGATAACTGGACCGATTACGAAGGCGATCAGCTGCAAATCACGATTGATGGCACCACATATCTAGTTCATGCAGCAAATGCTATTATGAAAACCTAAGGAGATATGTTCATGATGATTGACAAAGCGGACACCGCGGATATATTGGCAGGCCATTATGTTGATGGAACGTGGTCGTATACGCAGGCTCTGTATGAGGCTAAAAAGCGTGGGGTTTCAAAAGAAGAATTTAATGCTGAGGTCTTTGCATGGCGAGTAGCTCTCGGTAAGGTTAAGAGGAGCTCGGGACAGCGGTGATAGGATGACTACATACGAATTCGTAGATAAGATTGGAGATGCAAAATGCAGCAGAAAACACATGACTTTCTCGTGAGAATGCAGGTGCCGATGGCGACATTCGGTGGAGATCTCATGGGAGAAGCGATTGATTTCGCTATTCATGAAATGCGGAATAATCGTTTTGTCACACTGACAGACATTGAAAATGTACTTAGCGATCGTTTTCACTGCAGTGCAAGTTCAGCGGATGCACGGCTTCGCAGGGCACTGGACGTGACTGAGTTTCGGTGTGGAGAGTATCCGAACCCTGAACTTGAGCGGCTTCGGGCCGAATATCAGGTTGATCGGTGGTCTGTGAAACGGTTCATTTATGCCGCGGCAAGGAAGGTGATGAACGATTTTGACTGATTCTCGGCAATTTTTTGGCCAAAAACCCACTTCGTGGCCAAAAATTTTTGCAAAAATGGCCACAAAATATTACGATAATACGCAATAAAACTGCCATTTGGCCAAAAACCCACTTTTTTCTTTAACTTAATAAAAATTTTAAAATTTTATATATAGTAATTAAGGATAAAAAACGGGCTTTTGGCCACGGCGAAAGTTTAACGTCTTATCGAGCCGGAAAATGTTACAATATTTTAACCTTGAACTATATCCCCTGACAGTGTAATATAGAACTGCATTAAATAGACGTACTGCCCTTTAATGAAGTACGAGGTGAAAAATATGAACTATATGGATGCGCTTGCAAAAAATTGGCGTGAGCACGATTACTCTTTTGAAGGACGAGATGTTCTTCCGAATGGCGATGAAGTTTGGATCTACACTACATTGGAACTTGGTCTACCAGTGCTATGGGTGAAGCATCCAGACGGATCGTTTGACTACCGTGTTCTCCATACTCCCGGCTATGATAAACCAACAGGCGAACATTGGTGTTGGAACTGCCATTGCCAGATGGTGCATCATGATGATGAATGGCTGTGCCTGAAATGCGGAGATCATATCGATGATAATGACATAGAGCTTTTATCATCTCCGACAGAAGAAGCAAGCTATCCAGACGATGACCTTGAACCAGAACCTGAGTGGTACGACTGATACAGCAAATAAGATCTGCCTCTGCGCTAACAACGCAGGGGCTTTTCTTTTGCCCGAAAATAATAAAATCTTGCAAAAATTAGCAAAAACTGACGCGATAAAAACATGCCCTTTTATGGGGGGAATAGAACGCGTTTTGAACGCACTATTCCTTTTATTTTGGAGGTTTTTATCATGCTCGAAAACAAATTCAAACAGGGATTGACGAAAGAACTGAAAGAACGCTTTCCCGGCTGTGTAGTGGTCCATCTTGACCCGAACGAGGTGCAGGGGCATCCCGATCTTTTGGTTTTGTATGGTTCCACCTGGGCAGCACTCGAAGGCAAGCGCTCAGCAAATGCACCTCATCGTCCGAATCAGGATTATTATGTCCGTCAGATGAATGAGATGAGCTTTGCCGCTTTCATTTATCCTGAGAACAAGGAGGAAGTTCTCAATGCAATGGAACGATCATTCCAGGCTCGTGGGGCAGCACGCCTTTCTGGGTGCAAGTAAGTATCATTGGCTGAACTATGATACTCAACGCCTGGTGGATGCTTTCATGAGCTGTCAAGCAAAGGAGAAAGGCACTCGGCTTCATGCTTTTGCTGCAGAGTGCATTAACCTGAAGCAAAAGCTCCCGAAGAGCAAGAAAACCCTCAACGCATATGTCAACGATGCAATTGGTTTCCGCATGGACCCCGAGCAGGTTTTGTTTTACAGCGAAAACTGTTTTGGTACTACAGATGCCATTGCATTTAACGACAAAGATAATTTTCTTCGTATTCATGATCTTAAAACAGGAGCTGTTCCAGCACATATGGAGCAGCTCTTTATTTATGATGCGCTGTTCTGCATGGAGTATCATGTCAAACCGAAAGATATTCTTATCGAAAATCGCATTTACCAAAATGATGATGTTCTCATTGAGACACCGACGGCAGATATCATTGATCCCATCATCGAAAAGATTAAAGAATTTGACAAAATCATTGCGGATCTAAGATAAGGAGCAGCGTTATGAATCCAATTGAGAAAGACCTTAAAAACTACTACGGCACGAGTTCCGACTCTGATATTTTGGAGCATTACGGCACAAAGCGCCATTCCGGCCGCTATCCTTGGGGTTCTGGTGATAATCCTTATCAGCACTCTGGTGACTTTCTGTCTCGTGTGGAAACGCTCAAGAAGAAGGGAATGTCCGAGAATGAAATTTTAAATCAAATCAATAGCACTCTTCCCAAGGAGTACCAGCTCGGTCTTACCGAATTTCGAGTGGCTCGACGTAAAGCAATCCATGAGCGCAAGGCATCTGAGTATGAGAAAATCGCTGCTTTAAAGGAACAGGGTCTCGGCTGGAAAGCCATCGGTGAAAAGCTTGGTATGAGCGAGTCCAGTGTGCGCTCAAAATATGCAGGCACTGCTGATAAAAAAGCGCAGCGTGCAGAGAATATTGCTGACACGTTGAAAAAAGAAGTGGACAAGAAAGGCATGATCGATATTTCCGAAGGTGCCAATCTTGTAATGGGTGTGTCACAATCAGAGCTTGACGACGCTGCGTATACGTTGGAAGCGGAATACGGTTACAAACGTTATGGCGTAGGTATCCGTCAGCCGACCAACATCCGTCAGCAGACTAACATTACGGTGTTGGCTAAGCCTGAATTCGACCAGAAGTATGCTTATCAGCATCAGGATCAGATTGATTCGCTCGGCGATTATCATTCTGACGACGGTGGCGATACGTTCAAGAAGCTTCAGCGTCCTGCAAGTCTGGATTCAAGCCGTGTTGCCATCCTGTATGGCGATGAAGGTGGTCTGGACAAAGATGGTGTCATAGAAATTCGCCGTGGTGTGCCCGACCTTGACCTTGGCAAGAGTCATTATGCGCAGGTTCGTATCCTTGTCGATGGTGACCATTATCTGAAAGGCATGGCGGTCTACTCTGATGCTCTTCCCGATGGTGCGGACATCATGTTCAACACTAACAAGCCTTCCGGTACGCCCAAAATGAAGGTCCTGAAGGAAGCAAAAGCTGATCCGGACAATCCGTTTGGAGCAGCCATCAAAGCCAATGGCCAGAGTAAGGTTCCCATTAAATCTACTCGTCCGTTGGAACAGTTGAAAGGTTTTGACCCCAAGACTGCATATGCAGTTCCTGAAGGCAATCCCAACAACGTGCGTCTCATGAAAAAAGAAGAGAAGCAGCGTGAAATGGGCGTTATCTCGAACCTCATCACGGACATGACTCTTCGTGGTGCGTCTGAAGAGGAACTGGCTCGTGCTGTCAAGCATTCGATGGTTGTTATCGATGCAGAGAAGCACAAGCTGGATTACAAACGCTCTGAGAGGGAGAACGGTATCCAGGAACTGAAAGAAAAGTGGCAAATCCGTGTGGATGAGGACGGTACTACGCATTATGGTGGCGCATCAACGCTCCTGTCTCGGCGCAAGCAGACCATCCGTGTGCCTGAGCGTCGTGGTAGCGTGCGCGTGGATAAAGAAACTGGTGAACTCATTTATAAGGAGAGTGGGCGTGCCTTCATCGATCCGAAGACTAAGAAAGAGCGTATTGCCGAGGATACCGTAAGTCTGATTTCCGAGACAAAGGACGCAAGAACCCTCTCTTAAGGCACTAAACAGGAGAACTTGTACGCAGACTTCTCTAATAAGCTCAAAGCTATGGCAGCACAGGCCCGCAAAGAGGCGGTCAACATGAAGGGCATCCAGCGTGATCCTGAGGCAGCCAAGTCTTATGCTGCGGAAGTTATGTCACTGAAAGACAAGTACACCACAATGCTGGCCAATAAACCTAAGGAGCGCAAGGCAATGCTGATTGCCAATGCCAACATCAAGGCCAAAATTCAGGAACTGGGCTTAGACCCGCAAAACACTGAGGACAAGAAAGAAATCAAGAAGATTTCTTCTGTTGAAATGCAGCGCGCTCGCGATAAGGTCGGCGCAAGTGGGCAAAAGTCCAAAGTCAGGTTTAGCGACAGAGAATGGGAAGCTATTCAGGCTGGCGCAATTTCCGACAACATGCTGTCAAAGTTCCTGAATTCTTCTGATTCGGATGAAATCGTGAAACGCGCAATGCCCAAAACCACGGCTTCGTTGTCTTCGGCCAAGTTGTCCAAAGCGAGAGCGATGTTGCGAAGCGGTTACACTTATAAAGAGATTGCACAGGCGTGTGGCGTTCCTGAATCCACAGTTTATGATGCACTTGGAAAGTGATAACAGGAAAGAGAGGCTTTGAATTATGGTTCGATGCTTTCTGACCACGTTCGATAATCCCTACAATCCGTATGAGCAGTTCGAGCAGTGGTATCAGTATGACATGGATCACGGCTATAACTCGTCTGGTCTGCTTATGCGGCTGGCACAGACCTCTTCTCAGTTCACAGACAATGAAAATGCCTACGAAATTGAGAAAGCAATCAATAAAATTGTGGCAAACGATCCAGCTAACATCTATAAGAAGCTCAAAATCGAGATCAAGGACGATACCGGCTATGCACAAAGTGCTTAAGGCCATAGGGAGGGGTCTCAAAATCGACACCCCCCTCTCAAATCGCGCTGGTCTTTGATATTTCCCCGGAGGGAAAATTGATATTTGGGCTTTAAACATGCTGCCGAGGCCTTGGGGTGTAGACTGAGGTTTCGGCAGTTTTTGCAAGGGCTTATGGGGTGCGCGCCTCTTAAGAGCTTTCTGAGTTCATGACGTTTGACCTCCATCGGCATCGGGGCATTCTGTATTGTTCTCCTTTATACGGAATGTTTGCTTTCTCCCTTCAAATGAAAAGCACTGCCACAGCACCCATAAGCCTTTGCAAAAACTGAATTTTAGACAACAAAAGAAAGAGGGCCTTTTGAATGCGACCGAAGAAGAACACACCGGGAGAAGCGGCTGTGGCTTCGGCCCGGCCTGCAACAAGTCCGGAAGCACAGGAACAGTACATGATAAACCTGACCATGCAACTGGTGGAAAGAAGGCTACGAGAAGGGACGGCTTCAAGTGCAGAAACAACGCACTTCCTGAAGCTGGCTACTATGAAAGCGGACCTTGAAAAGAAAAAACTGGAAGAAGAAAACAAACTGCTCCGGGCAAAGACCGAGACACTAGAAAACGCAAAGGACACCAAAGAAATGTACGCAAATGTGCTGAAAGCCATGGCAAAGTACAATGGCGTGGACGAAGACGAGGCCCCAGACTATGAGTTTTAAAAGCTCTTATGCAGCCTAAGTCGTTCTGGCAGTGCTGTTTTTTATCTACTTTACAGCAGCGGTTTTTCTGGTAAAGCGCAATATCCTGTGCGAATGGAAGGCAGTTCTTTTGACTGGAGCAGTTGCATGGGCATCGATGCTGCTTACAGATGGCATGTTGCGGAAGAAAGGATTTTTATGATGACGGCATTTGAAGAAATCTGCTTCTGGCTGATGGCGGCGATGCCGTGGATCATGCTTGCATGCTTGTTCACAGACCGAGAACGACTGACAAACAAGCGGTACTGGTGGTATTTGCCTCCTAGTATTCTGTCGCTTTTGACGGCTATTGCGGTCGGGCTTCCACAAATTATTGATAAGTGGTTCGGCGGATTTGGCTGTTGGTGTACTCTGATTTTTACATTTATATGCGCTTACCATGACGAAATGGAAGACCATAAGAACCTGCATAGTAAGTTGATTTGCCTCTCTATGATCTGCACGGTATTCGCCATGATCTGCTGGTGCTTGAGCTGCTTATGAAGACCTATACTGAACTTTGCCAGCATGCGACCTTTGAAGACCGTTTCCATTATTTGCAGCTCCACGGCAAAGTTGGATTTGATACTTTTGGCTTTGACCGGTGGCTAAATCAGAGTTTTTACCAGTCAAGAGAGTGGCGGCAGTTCCGGGACAGGATCATTGTACGGGACGCTGGGTGTGACCTTGCGTGCAAAGACCACGAGATCACCGACTGGGTGATACGAAACGGCAAACCCATCCGGCCGCGCATTATTATCCACCATCTGAACCCGCTGACGAAAGAGGACGTGCTTCAGCACTCAGACGCACTTCTGGACCCGGAAAACGTGATCTGCGTGAGCGATCGGACCCACAAGGCCATCCACTATGGAGATGATACGATCCTAAAGCCTGCATTTGCCGAAAGACGACCGGGCGACACATGCCCATGGAGGAAATGAAGATGTACCCTGTACGAAAATTCAATGTTGCGGAAGCGGCATACAGCACAAACCTGCGGCTGAAGATGCAGGAGGCAGAAGGAATGGTGCGGCGTATTGCACCAAGTCGGGAACGCAGTCTGGCACTGACAAAGCTGGACGAGGCATTGTTCTGGGCTAATGCAGCCATTGCAGCCGAGGGCGTGATGGATCACGAGGAATAAAAGAAAAATAATGATCCTTATAGTGAAGTGGTAAAAGAAAAGTCGATGATTGCTGGGAAGAACCATCGACGATGTATTAGCATTGGGGCACTGAGATCTTTGGAAAGAACTCACGCACGGCTTCGTCAGCAATCCACTGGGTAATGGATGCATCGATTTGAGCCAACAATGCATCGCGGGAAGAATCAGCAATTTGGGTGAGACTGAAGGCCGATTTACTTCCATTTTTGGAAATCAAGGGTGAACCGGTGATGCGGTTCAACTTTTTCAAAGATGCATTCGGAATGTTATGAATTCCCTTTTGCGAGAGACCTGTAAAAACGGTGTAAACCAGTTTGTACAGGCAACTTCCGATTTGTGCTTTTCTTTGAGCACGCAACAATGCTGCTTTTACCATTTCGCTATAAGGATCATTGTTCGCTATCATGGCAAGGCTAACGACCATCATCAGTTGACGACGTTCCACATTTTGTCGGTCTTTCGTGCTGAGATATTTAATTTCTTCTATGCGAGTCTTAATCAACACATCAGCTGCAGCAATAGAGCTCGGATAATGCAATAGGGCATCGTTAGCTTGACGGCGACAGGCAAATATAACATTCTGACCGTTGAAAATTTGGCGATAAGTAGTATCGCACTGTACGCGAACATTCGACTGTTCAACACATACAGCATTCATTAAACACCCCTCCTTTATTTTGGGAGAAAAGTATAGCATGAATGCAGATGGATGTCAAACGATTTATAGGAAAGGAAAATTTAAAATGGACAGTATCCTTACCTCAGTGAAGAAACTCCTTGGACTGACCGAGGAGTACACGGCGATTGATGCAGACCTTATCATGCGCATCAACAGCGTGCTGATGATCCTGCGGCAGATGGGCGTTGGGCCTCAGGAGGGCTTTGGCATCAGCGATGCAACGGCAACATGGAGCGAGTTTTGCCAGAACAGGGCAGACATTGAAGCGGTAAAGAGCTATACGGCGCTGAAGGTGAAGATGCTGTTTGACCCGCCGCAGAGTTCCAGCACGATGGAAGCGACCAAAAACCTTATCAGCGAACTGGAATGGCGGCTGTATGCCGAGTGCGACAGGGAGGAGAAACAATGCGGATGCTGAAGTTTGCCGTGGAAGGGCAGCAGCTGGCAAAGCGCGGTGATTTTGCCGGCGTGACAGCCGGAAGCAAAGGCTATCTGCGCTGCCACTTTGAGCAGAGTGACCCGGAGTGGCTTATGGCCAAGAAAATTGCTGTGTTCAATGACGAATATGCGGTGACTGTGAGCGCGGAAGGTGAGTGCGCCGTACCCGACGAGGTGACGGACGGAAAAAGCTTTAAGGTGTATCTTGCTGGCCAGAATGGCAAGACGCGGATGATGACAAACAAGGTACTGATCGAGCAGGTGAAGTGACATGGTGGATTTGGACAAGCAGTTTGCAGCAATGGCAGATGTGAGCGAAGAAGATACCGCTTACGATTTTGTGATCGATGAAGACCTGCGAGTGATCGCTGTGCCAGAACGCGGTGTGGTGCTGGGCGTTGAGGGAGATAAAGACGCGAACCGCATCCGATTTAGAATGAACAAAACATGGCGCGGATACGATATGTCGAAGTTTGACCTGCGCATCAACTACCAGAATGCAAACGGTGACAAAAACTATTACACGGTGACGAGCAAACACACTGAAGGCAATGCGGTGGTGTTTGACTGGATTGTGGCGGCGGATGCTGTAGCGTATCAGGGCGATGTGTTCTTTATTGTGGTGGGCCTTATTACCACTGGCGGAATGGTGAACTGTGCGTTCCACACGACGCTTGGCAAGGCAAAATGCCTGGAAGGCCTGGTGGTAGACACAAAAACTGACATTCCTGAGATCCGGGACTTTATGGCGACGCTGAAGGCGGAAGTGGAGGCATACGGACAGACCTTTGCGAATGCCGCTGCCGCCAGTGCAAAGGCAGCAAAGGCCAGCGAAACAACTGCTGCCAGTTCGGCCAGTGCGGCAAAGACCTCGGAGACAAACTCCGTGACCAGTGCGAAGGTCGCAAAAACGAGTGAAACGAATGCCAGCACCAGCGCAAGCGCAGCAAAGACTAGTGAAACGAATGCCAGCACCAGCGCCGCCAGTGCTCAGGCCAACGCAAAGAAAGCCGAAGCGGCGCGAGATGATGCCAATACCAGCAAAACCGCAGCTGCTAACAGTGCAGCAGCCGCAAAAAAAGATGCCCAGACAGCATCCAGCGCGGCCAGCACTGCCACAGGTGCAGCCAGCGCTGCCAGCACCAGCGCAAGCGCTGCCAAGACCAGCGAGACCAATGCGGGCACAAGCGCATCCAATGCGAAGGGCAGCGAAACAAAATCCGGTGAATACCTGCAGGCCACAAAGGAATATTTCGAGCAGGTGCGCACCATTACGCTGGGCGCGCAGGGCTGGTATGAGACCTCAGACGCCCTGACTGCTGCGGTGCCCGTGGGTGAAAACGGCTGGTGGGCTGTGGTGGGCACCACGGACAGCATCTGGGTTTGGGTCTGCGACACCAATGCCTGGCGTGACAGCATGGTGACGGTAAACATGAGCGACTACTACACCCGCACGCAGGTGGATAAAAAGCTGACTGACAAAGCAAACAAGACCGCCGATGACCTGAACACGATGATCAACGCGCTGACCACCGATGCTTCGACCCCTACTGATGCGGACTACTATGTGAGCCAGTACGTTGGCGGCGGCACCAGCACCACCACCTTCCACCGCAGGCCCATGAGTACGCTGTGGGCGTACATCAAGAGCAAGGCGGAAAGCGTATTTGCGGCCAAGAACCACGCGCACAGCTACGCGGGTTCTGCATCTGCAGGCGGCAGTGCTACCAGCGCTGTAAAACTTGACACTGCGACGGCGGGCAGTACTACCAAGCCGGTGTATTTTTCTGGCGGCAAACCAGTTGCGTGTACCTACGAACTGAAAAAGACCGTACCCGCAGATGCGGTGTTTACGGATCATACCTACGACGCTGCAACCGCAAGTGCGCTTGGCCTCGTGAAAATTGGCTCGAACCTTACCATTGCCAGCGGCCTGCTGAGCCTGACCAAAGCCAATGTCACAGCGGCATTGGGCTACACACCGCCGACAACCAACACTACCTATGGCAATGCCACCCAGCGCGCGGCGGGTTTGATGAGTGCTGCCGACAAAAAGAAGCTGGACGGGATCGGCAGCGACATCACCACTAGCGGTACAAATTATATTAGATTCAGCAATGGCACACAGATTTGCTGGCTCGAATTCGGCGAATGGCCTCGCAAGAATTACTATCCCTATTTTCAGTTTCCTGTGCCATTTGCTAACACAAATTATGGTGCCGGTTTTACTCTTGGCGAAAGCATAACCTACAGCACCGACGTAGCATGTTGCGTATACAACCGTACTACTACTGAATTATGTGTACGCAGTGACTATAAAGGAAGTATTGTCGTCATAGGTCGCTGGAAGTAAAGGATGTGCAGCATGGAAATCAAAATAGGATATGCCCTTGCAAAACCTGTGGAGACACAGGCGCAGTGCGATGCATACACCGCTATGGTGGAAGCAGTAAACGCCCACAATGCCGCCTGCGCTGTGGGCGATACGTTGTGGAGCATCGCGGATAAACCGGGCTGCTACGAGGTAACGGACGGCGGAGTAAAGTCTGACCCTGCGGACCAGCCCAAACCGGAGCCGACACTTAAAGAGAAGCTGGAAGCACTGCAGGAAGATAACAAGACACTGAAAGAAGAAAATACGATGATCAAGCAGTGTCTGATGGAAATGAGCGAAATCGTATATGCTTAAACGAGTTTACAGAAAACTGGAAAGGACTGTTTTTATGATGGCAATGTTGTGGGCACAGGAGATCATGAGCTGCGAGACGACCGAGGAAGCAAAGGCAATGTATGCCCGCTGCCCCCGCCTGCTGAAGGAGAAGGTGAAAGCCATTCTGGTGAAGAGCGGCTTTGAGGAAATCGTACAGTAAGGAGCTGAGGACAAGGCGTACGCTGAGGAAATTACGGAGCAAGGGTCTGTAAAGGCTGATACATAAAACAGGAGCTGAAAAATCAAAATGGCACTCTCGAACACGGCGACGCCGATCTACTACGGCCGGTTCCGGGAGGCCGTGATGCGCGGGGAGATCCCCGTTTGCAGAGAGATCAGCATGGAGATGAACCGGATCGACGACCTGATTGCAAACCCGGGCATCTACTATGACGATAAGGCCATCAACGGCTTTATCGCGTTCTGTGAGGACGAGCTGACGCTGACTGACGGCGGCGATGTGAAGATGCTGGACAGCTTTAAGCTGTGGGCAGAACAGATCTTTGGCTGGTACTACTTTGTGGAGCGGAGCGTGTATGTGCCGAACCCGCACGGGGCAGGCGGACACTACGAGACCAAGCGCATCAAGAAGCGGCTGGTGACGAAGCAGTATCTTATCATCACACGCTCGGCCGCAAAGACCATGTACCTGGAATTTTTGCAGGCGTACTTTATGACCGCCAACACGAACACCACCCAGCAGCTGACCACAGCGCCTACTATGAAGCAGGCCGAGGAAGTGCTGGCACCCTTCCGCACCGCGTTGGCACGGGCAAAGGGGCCGGTGCTGAAGTTCATGACCGATGGCAGCCTGCAGAACACCACTGGTGCGAAAGCAGACCGTGTGAAGATGGCAAGTACCAAAAAAGGCATTGAGAACTTTGTGACCAACAGCCTTTTGGAAGTGCGCCCCATGACCATTGAAAAGCTGCAGGGCAGGCGCGACACGGTGGCTACCGTGGACGAATGGCTAAGCTGTGACATCCGAGAAGACCCCATTGGTGCCATTGAGCAGGGCGCGGCGAAAAACGAGAACTACCTGATCGTTGCGGCAAGCAGCGAGGGCACGGTGCGCAACGGATGTGGCGACGACATCAAAATGGAACTGCTGAGCATCCTGAAGGGGGAGTACGTAAACCCACATGTCTCTATCTGGTACTACAAGCTGGACAGCATTGAGGAAGTGGGCCGACCGGAGATGTGGCTGAAGGCAAACCCGAACCTTGGCAAGACCGTGAGCTACGAGACCTATCAGCTGGACGTAGAAAGAGCCGAAAAATCGCCCAGTGCCCGGAACGACATTCTTGCAAAGCGCTTCAATCTGCCGATGGAGGGGTACACATACTTTTTTCCGTATGAAGAGACCCTTTGCCACCGACCGAGAAGCTACTGGCAGATGCCGTGCGCCATGGGCGCGGACCTGAGCATGGGCGATGATTTTTGTGCGTTTACGTTTTTGTTTCCGCTTTCAAGCGGATATTTTGGGGTAAAGACAAGGGACTACATTACCAGCTACACTCTGAGCCAACTGCCCGTGAGCCGAAGAAACCAGTACGAAGAGTTCATGAAAGAGGGGACATTATTCGTATTTGACGGCACGGTGCTGGACATGATGCAGGTGTACGAAGACCTTGATAACTTTGTGCAGCAGAACCAGTACGACGTGCGGGCGTTTGGCTACGACCCATACAACGCGCAGGAATTCGTAGAGCGCTGGGGGCAGGAGAATGGCACCTTTGGCATTACGAAGGTGATTCAGGGTGCGAGGACCGAGAGCGTGCCGCTGGGTGAGCTGAAAAAGCTGAGTGAACAGCGGAAGCTGCTGTTTGACGAAAAGCTGATGCAGTTTGCAATGGGCAACTGCATTGCACTGGTGGACACCAACGGCAACCGGAAGCTTTACAAGCAGCGGCAGGACCAGAAGATCGATGCTGTGGCAGCTATGATGGATGCTTACATTGCGTGGAAGCAGAACCGGGATGCGTTTGAGTGATTAAGATTCTTGCTTCTTTACCCTGTGATGCTGGGGAAATGGGTTTACTATGGTTTGATGTGGTGGAAGCTTTATTCCAAGATCAGCTGCTTGTTTTTCTTTCTCAGGAGAATGAACACGGTTTTCGCCAAGATTTCTTATGCTTAAGTCGTGTTGACGAAGAGCCGAGTCATACTCATCAGGACTTATGTACGAATTCGTTTCTTCAGGCACGCATGAATCTGACAAGCTGTCGTCCGTAGAAGATTCTGGAATTAGAGGCTCGTCGGCAGATTTGGTTTCCGGACTAGTTGTTAATTCGGCAATTCTATCTTTTGCAAGTTCAATGCCTCCGACAGCAAGCATTGCTGCCACAGCAGTGTATCCAGTTGCTTTGACGGCTTTGGCGGCACGTGGATGCTGAAATTCAAAACTTTTCCATCCTGTAACCGGTTGATTGCTTTCTTCATCGAAATAATCAAGGTCAAATTCAAGCCCACCCATATCGCAGTAAGGACACTGTATGGACTTTTTCTTTCGGTTGGGTACTGGAATCTCGCTACCGCAGTTCGGACAAGTGACCGTCATGCAGAGCACTCCTTTCGTCGTTACTCGAAAATATAGGTATGATAGGACACAACAATCTCGGTATCGAGGGGGTACCAATCGCCTGTTTTAAAGGAAGGTGCGCCGTCTACAGTGATCTCTATGATGTCGTACTGAGCGTGATTTTTGCCAAGAACGAGATCCTGCTTTGGCTGATCGACGATATTGATGAAACCGGCATCGCGCAGCTTTTTCATGACATCGCGGGCATCTTCGCTCATGGAAATGTTTGGCATGCGGACTTCGCCCATAGCAAGGTGCGATGCGGCTATCTCTTCATCCTTCAGGCGGGCAAGCTCGGCCTGATGGGCGGCAAGTTCCTGTTCCCGCTTTTGATTGATGGAATCATAAACGCCACGGCAGGCGAGAAGAGCAACAATGAGAACGACACTGATGAGGATTTTCCGTTCGTTGGCACGATAGTAATTGATTGCCTTGGCAATTGCGCGCCCAGCCTGGCGGGCTTGTTTTTCGTGCTGAGCAGATGCCCATTCTTCGTAAACACGCTGTTCTTCAGCGTCTTTTGCCTCCTGCTCTTTGCGGATACGCTCGGCCTCTTCAGCTTCGCGCTGGATACGCTCTTCTTCCGCCTTCTTTTTGGCGCGGCGCTCCTCGATTGGAGAGGCAAAAAGGTTGATGACACGATCGACATTCTGGGCCTGCTTGATCTTTGCATCATCGACGATATGCTCGGTGTGCTCTGATTTGGAGTAGTTATAGTTCACGTTGATATTAACGCTGACCTGTGCTCCGCAGGACGCACACTGAACGACTTTTGCATTGGCATCTTCAAGCAGGATCTTTGCTCCGCATTTGGGGCATTTAGCACTCCACATACACGATTCCCTTTCCTCACAGAATGGCTGTTAAAGCCAGTATAGCACAAACATGGATAAAAGCAATAGAGCGTGAAAGAAGGTGAGTAGATGATAAATCAAAATGACTGGTGGCAGCACCGGAACAGCACCCTGTGCCACTGGGGCATCAAGGGCATGAAATGGGGCGTGCGTCGATACCAGAACAAGGACGGTACCTTGACCGCAGCCGGAAAGAAGCACTATGCCGGGGATGGGAACGCCGGTGAAGGTGCGACTGCAAAGACAGAGTATGCCCCGAAGCGGAAGGGCGGCAAGGCCGAGGACTACTCGGACGAAGAGCTGCGGGCACGGATCAACCGCCTGCAGATGGAAAAGCAGTACCGTGACCTGCAGGGGGATACCAACATCCGCGCGGACGACCCGAACCGGGAACTGAAAGCGGAAAAAGAGCGGCTGCAGCTGCAGAAGGACGTGAAACAGCTGCGCAGCGATGTGTACGGCGGGCAGAGCTTTGTGAAGGGCGTGATGAAGGACGCGGGGAAACAGTTTTTGACCAAGGCTGTGGCGGGTGCAATGAGTTACAGCGCAAAGCAGTTTGTGACGAGCACCTTTGAAAACCCTGATCTGGCAAACGCCATTGTAAGCGGCAGCGCAAGCGGCGGACAGACAAAGCAGGACGACAAGAAAAACTGACCGGGAGGAAAAAATCAAAATGGCGATAAACGTTGGCTCCCGCCTGAAACGGGCGTGGAACGCCTTTACGAACCGGGACCCTCCCGGGAAGAACTACTATGGCGGAGGGAGCAGCTACCGGCCTGACCGGGTACGGCTGAACCGTGCGAATGACCGCACGATCATGACCGCCATATACACCCGCATTGCCATGGACGCAGCGGGCATCACAATAAACCACGTAAGGCTCGATGAAAACGGACGCTACGACGAAACCGTTGATTCGGGCCTTAATTGCTGTCTGAACCTTTCCGGCA